ATGGCACAACTTTAAAGAAGGTGTTGATAAAGTTAAGGGTCCTATTATAGGTGCGGGTCTTGCAACAGCTGCACTTATAGCTAATAAAAAAGGTCTTTTTGGAAAAGAAGCTAAAGAAGCATTAGGTATGAAAAAAGGTGGTTCAGTAAAGAAGAAAAAGTAGAATAAATTATCATATATTCTCAGATCCAGGTATTTAGGTATCTGGATTTTTTTATTTAAATGTTTTATGTTTAAACTTTTTTAGTATATTTGCTTAAACTTAAAAAGTATAAAAATGGAAAACAATAACCAACAAGAAGAGTTAGAGCAGTTAACTCCAGAGCAATTAGCACAAAGAAAGGAAGAAATGAAAGCTTATTTTGATGAGGCTATTCCTTACTTAGAATCACAAGTTAAGTATGAAAAACTTCTTATGGACATAGCTGAATCTAAGTTCAAAAAGTTTCAATGGGATACTCAGTTATCTATGGCTATGTATCAAATGCAACACCCAGAAGAACTTGAAACTGAGGAAAGATATGAAACAGAAGCTGCAGCACAAGAAGATCCTAAAAAAAGAAAACTTAGAAAAGAGTAATCATGGCTTTAGTAAATCAAGTTCAGAAAAAGGTTAAGATGCCTAAATGGGATGTAGTAAAATTCCAAATACTTACACATTGCTTTGTAAATAGAATTGCAATGAGTGAGTCAGACTTGAATTGCTTAACATTATTAAGTTTCAATCAACCTATTGAGCTTACACATTTTTGTTATGATGCTTCTTCAGAAGAAGAGTGGATATTTAAATCACCTCAGACTGTTAGAAATTGTATTAATAAAGCTGAAAAAAATAATTTGGTGGTTAAGGATAGTGAAAATAAAAAAGTCATTATGCTTAACCCCAATTTAAAAATTCAAACTGAAGGTACAATTCTATTAGATTATAAATTTTTAGGTCATGAATCCCAAGAAGGCTAATAAACTTTATAAAGAAGTAGCAGAAGAACTTGATGTATCTGATACACTAGTAGAAGAAACAATAGGTTTTTATTATAACCATATAAGACAAATGTTAAGTGGTTTAACAGACCCTAGAATAAATGTAGAAGGTCTTGGACATTTTGTAGTGAAAGCTAAAATGGTTAAGTCAGCTATTCCAAGATATACTAAATCATTAGATAATCATGATACATCTACATTTGCAGCTTATTTTAATAAGAAAGGTATAGAAACAAAACTAGAACTACTTATTGAATTAGAGAAAAAGATTATTAAACAGGAAGAAAGAAAAGAAACTTTTAAAAAACTTAAGTATGGCAATAACACTGAAAACAATTTGGAAGGAGAGACACAAGATAGTTGAAGGTATTAAGAACTCAATTATTAGAGATCAGTTTGTTGAAGAAGTAGCTGCAATGAGACATAGTATTTGTGATGAATGTCCAAGTAAAGGAAAGAAATGTGTAATGAAAGGCACAGCTCCATGCTGCAATGAATGTGGATGTTCTCTTGGATTTAAGACTAGATCTCTTGCTTCTGACTGTCCATTAGGTAAATGGGAAGCTTTGCTTACAGAAGAAGAAGAAGATGCATTAGATAACCTTGAAAACTAAGATTATGGCAAGTTTATCAAATATACAAGGAATAGTAGTTAATGATCCTACTAAAGTCATTCATGGTCCATCCAATAATACTATTCAAACTGGTCAGGGTTTATGGAGCCAAATACAACAAGGTTCAAAAGGTCATTATAATACTGCTATTGATTCTTTTGAAACTGAAATATGGAGATTACAGAAACAATTAGATGATCAAGCTTTAACTATCAAATTAATGAGACTTAAAATTCTCGGTATTGAAGGCAAGTTTACACAGGAAGAAATGAGTAATATTAAAAAGATGCTTATGTCAGAAGATGAAGCATCTAGAACATTAGCTGATTCAATTATAGAAAATGCTTAATACAGTAGAAGAAATATTTGGAAACATGCATGATATGCAGGAAAGAACTGTACACATGTATACTGGTGCTTATGGTATGGAAATGGTTTCTCATGCAATGGCTGTAAATAATGCTACTGGTTATTTAGAGTGGGCTATGGAAAGCAACAAAGTTGATAAACAAACTGGAGAAAGATTAATAGAAATGTTAAACTCTCCAGATCATGATAATTTTAACCTGGCTTTATTAGCCATAGAACAAATGACAAATGAGCATAATATTTAGTGCAATAGATCATTCATACAAAAGTATTGATGATACAGATAACATTGACTGGGTTAGTGTTACTACTTTGATATCACATTTAAAGAAATCTTTTGATGCTAAATCAACAGCTGCAAAAGTTTCTAAAAATAAAAGATCAAAATGGTATGGTATTGAACCAGCTAAAATAGAATCTATTTGGAAAAATGAAGCTGATAGAGCTACTACATTAGGAACATTCTATCATAACCAAAGAGAGACTGATTTATGTTCTCTTGCTTCTATGGAAAGAGAAGGTGTTACTATTCCAATTATAGTACCTTCTGGTGAAACAAATGGATTAAGATTTGCACCTATACAGAAACTTGAAGCTGGAATATATCCTGAACATATGGTATATTTAAAGTCTGCAGGTATTTGTGGTCAATCAGATTTAGTAGAAGTAGTTAATGGTAAAGTAAATATCATTGACTATAAGACTAATAAAGAAATTAAGACAGAATCATTTGTAAACTGGGAAGGAGCCTCTGATAAACTGCTTGAGCCTATAAATCATTTAGATGATTGTAACTTTAATCATTATGCACTACAGCTTAGTATTTATATGTATATTATATTAAAGCATAACCCAAAATTAAAACCTGGTAGAATATTTATACACCATGTTATATTTGAACAAGCTGGGGAAGATGATTATGGATATCCTATTACTCAACTAGATAATGATGGTAACCCAATTGTAAAAGAAGTTATTCCTATTCCAATACCATATTTAGTAGATGAAGTAATTAGTATTATTCATTATTTGCAACAGAATAAACATAAAATTAAAAAGAAATGATAGTAAGATTATTTGATGTACAAAATGGTGTAGTAGTTCCCACAGAACATTGCTATACATTAAAGGCACTTAAGGATGTTATGGATAATTATCCTGATGATTATCTTAAGATCTATTTGTATTTATTTTATATGACTTGTCCTAATCCAGATATGAATCCTTTCTTTCATACTCCTGAAATAGATAAAGAACATATCATATTAACAGAGATTCAAGCAGAATTTTCTACAGAAGATACAGATATATTTATTGCATTAGAATTTTGTAAAAGAATGTATGAGACTCCAACATCTAGAGCATACAAAGGTATGGCATCTATGTTAGATAGATTAGCTAGATATATGGAAACTACAAGTATTACAGCAGGAAGAGATGGTAACATTAATTCACTAGTTGCTGCAGCCAAAAACTTTGACCAGATTAGAGCATCATTTAAAGGAGTGTATAAAGATCTTCAAGATGAACAATCTAGCAAAGTTCGCGGAGGCCAGGGGCTTGCGTATGATTCTTAACTTATTAATAATCAAACACTTATGAGTGAGATATATCAAGATATACCCTGTTGGGATAATGGAGTTTGGACTACAGTTAGTTTTGAGTCTAGAGAAGAATATGCTAATGCTATAAAAGAACTTTTTAAAGAACCAGGTCAGTATCAGTTTGATGAAACAAGTTTTATATTTAATGAACAATCTATAAAATTTAATCAGAATAAAGTATACTGCACAGCTCCTTTTAAATCTAAAGACTTTATAAACTACTGGGATGATCAAAAACACAAATGTAGAAAAGGAGTCTTTTATATAAACAAAGATAAGAAGTGGTTTATTACTAGAGACTATTACATGTGGTTAAACTTCTTACCTATCTTTGATAAAGAAGAACAAAACTTTGGATTTGCTAAAGTAAGAGATGCTCAGTATCATATGGCTCTATATGAACTGTTAGCAGAACTTAATTATAAGCATGTAGCTATTCTAAAGAAACGTCAGATAGCTTCTTCTTATTTTCACATGTCTAAGTTACTTAATCAGCTTTGGTTTGAAGCAGGGGTAACTTTAAAGATGGGAGCTAGTCTTAAGGATTATATTAATGAGAAAGGTTCTTGGAAGTTTATGTCTGAATATGCAGCATTCTTAAATGAACATACTGCATGGTATAGACCAATGTCTCCGGATAAAGTATTAATGTGGCAACAAAAGATTGAAGTTAGAAAAGGAGATAGAAAAACAGAAGTAGGTTTAAAGGGTACTATGCAAGGTATGTCTTTTGAGAAAGATCCTACAAATGGTGTAGGGGGTCCAGTAAAATACTTCTTTCATGAGGAAGCTGGTATTGCTCCTAAGATGGATTTAACATATGAGTACATGCGTCCAGCTATGGCTTCTGGTTTAATTACTACAGGAATGTTTATTGCTGCAGGATCTGTAGGGGATTTATCTCAGTGTGAGCCATTAAGAAAAATGATATTATCTCCTGGAGATAGTGATGTATATGCTGTTGAAACTAATCTTATAGATTCAAAAGGTACTCATGGTATGTCAGGTTTATTTATTCCTGAGCAATGGTCAATGCCTCCATATATAGATGATTATGGTAATTCACTTGTAGAAGAAGCATTAAAAGCTTTAGATGAGCAATTTGCAATTTGGAAGAAAGAACTTGATCCAGAAACTTATCAGTTAAGAATATCTCAGAGACCAAGAAACATTGAAGAAGCTTTTGCACACAGATCTGTATCTGTATTTCCTCCACATCTTGTTGCTGCACAAGCTAGAAGAATAGAAGAAAAAGAATATGCATATGAGTTCTTAGATATTAGCACAGATGAGAATGGTAAACCTACTGTTAAAGCATCTAATAAACAACCTATTAAAGAATTTCCTATTACAAAAAAGACTGAAGATAAAACAGGTTGTTTAGTAGTATGGGAAAGACCTATAAAAGATCCTACTTTTGGTCAGTATTATGCTTCTATTGACCCTGTGTCAGAGGGTAAGACAACTACTTCAGAATCATTATGTTCTATTTACATAATGAAAGCTCCAGTAGAAGTTACTAAAGTAACAGGGATTGAGACAGAAACATACATAGAACCAGATAGAATTGTAGCTACATGGTGTGGTAGGTTTGATGATCTTAACAAAACACATCAAAGACTAGAATTAATTATAGAATGGTATAATGCTTGGACATTGATAGAGAACAATATCTCACTATTTATCCAGTACATGATATCTAGAAAAAAACAAAAGTACTTAGTACCTAAGAGTCAGATCATGTTCTTAAAAGATCTTGGTTCTAATACTAACGTATTCCAGGAGTATGGATGGAAAAATACAGGCACATTATTTAAACAACATCTTCTTAACTATGCAATAGAGTATACTAAAGAAGAGTTAGATATTGAAACAAAAACCGATGGTACAATTGTACGGACAAAGTACGGTATAGAAAGAATACCAGATCCTATGTTATTAGTAGAGATGAGAGAATATGCTCCAGGTGTCAATGTGGATAGATTAGTTTCTTTCTGCGCACTTGTAGCTTTTATGAGAATACAACAAGCAAATAGAGGATATGCAAAAAGAGTTATCATGGATGATGCTGCTAAAAACTTGCAAAAGTCAGAAAATTTGTTTAAATTAAATAGAAGTCCGTTTAGACACATGGGGAGGGGTCAACTTGCAAATGGTCAGACACATAAAAGATCCCCATTTAAAAACTTAAAGTAAAGGAATATGCAAATTATAAATGCAATGCAAGCCAAGAGTGGAGCTAAAACTGATAATAACAGAATAGCTTCAATCACACAACCATTACAATTCATTCCTAAAAAGGAAAAGGATGAGCAATGGGCTGCTTGGAACCTAGACTGGATTGAATGGCAAGGGCTAAAACAAATCCGTAGAAATGCTAGAAGATTAATGAAGAATTATAAACTAGCAAAAGGTGTTATTGATAAGTCTGACTATATAGTTGAGGATGATAATGAATACAGAGATATTGTTGAAGTACTTACTAAAGAAGATCAGTCTGCTCTAGAATTAAAGTTTTACCCTATTATCCCAAATGTTATTAATGTTCTAGTAGCTGAATTTGCTAAAAGATCAACTAAACTTACTTACCGTGCTACTGATGAGTTCTCATATAATGAGATGATGGAGCAAAAAAGAAAGATGGTTGAAGAGACTTTGCTTTCTGATGCACAAATTAAACTTACTGCAGCTTTATTAGAACAAGGATTAGATCCTGATTCAGAAGAAGCACAACAACAAATGTCACCAGACAATCTTAAAACTTTACCAGAGATTGAGCAATTCTTTAAAAAGGATTATAGATCAATGGTAGAAGAATGGGCAAGTCATCAACATAAAGTAGATGTTGAAAGATTTAAAATGGATGAACTAGAAGAAAGAGGTTTCCGTGATATGCTTATTACAGATAGAGAGTTCTGGCATTTCCGTATGATGGAAGATGATTATGAAGTAGAACTTTGGAATCCAGCAATTACATTCTATCACAAATCTCCAGACTCAAGATACATATCTCAATCTAACTGGGTTGGTAAAACAGATATGATGACAGCATCAGATGTTATTGATAGATATGGTTACATCATGACTGAAGAGCAGCTTGCTGCATTAGAAGCTGTTTATCCAATTAGATCTGCAGGATATACTATCGGAGGTATGCAAAATGATGGTTCATTCTATGATGGTACTAGATCACATGAATGGAATACTAATATGCCTTCATTAGCTTACAGACAATATACATCAGCTATGGCAGGTACTGTTGTAGGTCAAGGTGATATCATTAATGAGATTTTAATGGAAGGTGAAGATTACCATGATCAAGGTACAGCTTTCTTATTAAGAGTTTCTACAATATATTGGAAGTCTCAAAGAAAAGTTGGACATCTTACAAGTGTTGCTGAAAATGGTGAGGTTACTAATGAAATAGTTACTGAAGATTATAAAATTGAGAATAAACCAATTTATGATACAAGACTATTTAAAAATAAAAGCAAAGATAATTTATTGTATGGTGATCACATTGATTGGATATGGATCAATGAAGTTTGGGGTGGTGTAAAAGTTGGACCAAATTTACCTTCATTCTGGGGTATGAATAATCCTGGAGGATTCTCTCCTATCTATATTGGTATTGATAAGAATCATATTGGTCCTTTAAGATTTCAATTTAAAGGAGATTCAACTTTATATGGTTGTAAACTTCCTGTTGAAGGATCTGTATTCTCAGATAGAAATACTAAGTCAACTGCATTATTAGACTTAATGAAACCTTTCCAGATTGGATATAACATAGTAAATAACCAGATTGCTGATATATTAGTAGATGAGTTAGGTACAATTATCATGTTAGACCAGAACACACTTCCTAGACACTCTTTAGGTGAAGATTGGGGTAAAGGTAATTTAGCTAAAGCATATGTAGCAATGAAGGATTTCCAAATGCTTCCTCTTGATACATCTATTACAAATACAGAGAATGCATTAAACTTCCAACATTTCCAAAAACTTGATCTATCTCAGACAGAGAGATTAATGTCTAGGATTAATATTGCAAACTACTTTAAACAACAAGCATATGAAGTAATTGGTGTTAACCCACAAAGAATGGGACAACAATTATCACAACAAACTGCTACTGGAGTAGAACAAGCTGTTAGTTCATCTTATGCTCAAACTGAAATATTCTTTATTCAGCATTGTGATTATTTAATGCCAAGAGTACATCAGATGAGAACTGACTTGGCTCAATTCTATCATTCAACAAAACCTTCATCAAGACTTACATATATTACAGGAGCTGATGAAAAAGTTAATTTCCAGATAAATGGTACTGACTTGTTAATGAGAGACTTGAATATTTTCTGTACAACTACTGCAAACCATAGAGCTGTTCTTGAGCAACTTAAACAAATGGCTTTACAAAATAATACAACAGGAGCTTCTATTTATGATCTTGGTAAAATTGTACAATCAGATTCTATTGCAGAACTTAATACAGTTCTTAAAGCATCTGAAGCTAAACAACAACAAGAAAAACAACAAGAACAACAGTCTCAACAACAAATGCAACAAGAGCAATTAGCTTCTCAAGAAAAACAACAACAAGCACTGATTCAAGCTGAAGCTGAAAAACAAGCTAGACAACTTGAAAATAATGTAGT